AAATCTGTTACAGGAGTCCAAGATAACTCCATCTGATTAGAACCTACTAAACTTACTGATAAATCTGTTACATCTGATGGTGTATCAGTTGCACCGACTACTGTATGAGTTGCTGATGTAAATGTGGAATTTACACCTAAAGAGTTGATCGCTTTTACCCTTACGTTATATATTGCTCCATCAATAACATTTAGAAACTCATGGTTTAGTTGTGTACCAACAGAAATAATTTTAAAATCTGACTCTGTACTTTGTTTTGCTTCTACTTGATAGTTTGATACAAATTGGTCAGGACTTGCACCTATAGCAATATTTAATCTTGTAATCGTAATTCCATCTGCATATTCAATCATTTCATCAGATAGTGTAACTGAAGCTGGTGGTTGAATAGAAAATGGATTTGGTAAGTTTGTTGATGGTGTAGATGAAACTTGTGTCTTACTTGCAAATGTATAATGACTTGCTTGATATTCTATAAGTGTCAAAGATATTGTAAAATCTTCATTAAATGTAATACCCATAACTCTAAATGCTTTTGCAGAAAAACCTAATGATGCGTGTGTAATATTAACTATATCTGCTATTGCTAAATCATAAGCATCGAATCCTACGTTTATTTCTAATGATAAAGCTTCTCTTGATCTTCTTAAAATAATCTCTGCCATTTCCTCTGCTTGATATGGAGAGGTCAAAGTTTTGAAATCAAACTTACCCTCTAATAAAAAACCACCATCAGCAGTTTTCATTGTTGCGTGTTGGTCTGCACTTGTAAGACCACTATCATCTACAGGGGGAAACTGAACTTCATCTACTTGGAAATTTCTATCAGGATTTATAAATGAAACTATAACTCTATTATACTTATCGTTTTTACTTGGACTTGATAAAGTGTATCCACCTATAATATCATCTTCTGTAAGTGTGATAGATGCTGTGCCTGTAGTTTCAATAATTAATTTATACTTACCACTTGTATATGGTAAAAAACCTCTACAACCTTTTAATATTTCTCTAACATTTTCTATAACTTTTTTTGATGTATCTAACACAGCATTACAATCAAATAAATTTATATCACTACCACCTGAGAATGGTGTAACTTGTGTATCACAAACAACAGAAGCATCTCTAAAACTTTGTAAATCAATATCAGCAGTTGCAATACCTTTTCCATATCTTTCATTTCTTAAATAATCTAATAAACAAAAAGCTGGATTAGCTGAAAATGTTGGTGATGACTCAGCTAAACTTGAATTAAGTGTTACAATTTTTTTTCCTTGTACTTTAGCTTGAACTTTAGGTATTCCTGTAAAAGCATCTTGATTCCAAGTAAATCTTATTGCTAAATATGCTAATCCTGATAACTTATGATTAGAACCCCAAGAAGATAATGTTCCTAATAAACTTGATGCACTTTGTCCATCAGAACCAAAATGCGGTTCTAATCTAATTAAACTTGCAGAGTTTTTAAAAAAATTACCATCTGAACTTGCTACCTCAACTTCTGTATTATCAGCTAAACTTGATGCAAATGTAACAACTTTATCATCAACTCTAATTTCTGTAATACCATTTATCTCACCCTCACTTAAAACAATTGCCATATATAAATAAGTATTGTCTGTGCCTGAAGTTTCCATAAAAACTCGCACCCCACCCAACATGCGAGTCCCATAGACAATTGGAACTGAAGCATCATTACTTTGTTTATTAATTAATATACCTTTTTCAAAATCATCAAAATCTGTTGTACCAAAATCAGGTACATCTACTTTAGGACTTAACCACGATAAAGCTTTGCTAATAATTTTGATTGGTGCTGATATTATTTTAGTTGCGGCTCTAAAAATTTTTTTAAATGGCATTATGGTCTACCCCACTTAATATCTTGAACAGTTTGTGAACTAAAATCCATACCCACATCTGTAGAAAAAAATCTTTGTTGTGATGTATTATTTGTTTTTCGACCTTGCACCTTATCAAAATCTGCCCAATGAGAAACAATACCAATATTTACTGTGCTATCTGTTTCTGTTTCTTGTATTGAAAATGTATCTATTTGACCATCATATAATAAAAATGGGTCAGCTATCAAAGCATTTGAATCATCTAAGAAACCTCTAAATATTTTTACACTATCATTGACTACATTCTCATTTAGACAAGTAGAAATAAATGTTTGGTCTGCACCTGATAATGTTAATGTTAAACTTGTTTTTGTAACATCTGTTTCTTCTGTAAAATTAGAAATACCTAAAATAAAATCTGATGATGAATATGTTACACTTGAACCTGAAACAGAACTTGTAAGTGAAAAAGAACAATCTGTTATATTTACAGGAGTTCCAAATCCAATAGTGATGAGATGAACTGGTCTAATATCATTTGTCGCTAGTTCGTTCTTTACTGCTGTTGTTAGTGATCTCGTCATATTTTTCGTAACTTCTTCTGTTTATTTTTATACCATTAAAAACCTTAAATTTAGCAGTTTTTGTTGGTTCGTTATATTTACCTAAATCATTGGTGTTAAAGTTGATATGTTCTTCGTCTATTATTTCTTCTGCAATAGCATCAACATTAATCCAATACTTTACTTTATATTTCATTATAAAGCTTCTTCAACATCTAACTCAAACTGATATAATAGGTTTCCATCTTTATCAGCACCTACAGCACCAAATTCTTGAACATCGTTTGTAAGATGAACTGTAAATGGAACATTGTCATAAGTAACAACTGAGTCATCTGCAAGAGCAGTAGTAAGTGGTGGTTCTATTGTTACAGTTGCCGCATTAGATGAACTTGTAACATCTGAAACAACCATATAAACTTTATTGTGTGATGCAAACTTTATAAAATCACCAGCTTTAAATCTTCCAGCACCATCACTAGCAAATGCGTCCATAGCAATAGTCGTATCTCCAACTGCGTGAACTCCATTAACTAATACTGTTCCTGTTTCACTTCCTCTAGCATCTTCTATCTCAGGTGGGATAATTGTAAAATTTTCTTTTCTTGATCTTTGCTTAATAATAAAAGCCATCAATTCACCATAAATATCTGATCTTTTTCCTGTGATTATCTTTGCTGTAAAAGCAAATCTTTGACCATCAATTTGTCTTGCAAGTTTTTTACCTGAGTCTGATTTTGATATGATAGTATTTTGAATAGACTTAATACCCATTGTTGAAAATTTAGAATTAGATATTGGAAATGCACCTGACATTATATTAAATTACCTTGACCCTTTTCGTTTAATGCTTGATTAATTAATTGAGATATTGTTCCTCTTGAATTTACAAGTAACTCCTCAAATCCTGAAGCATCAACAGTATTTATATTAAAATTTACATTTACAGGACTATTACTTGTTCCTCTAGCGGCTTGTGTAATTTGTCCTGATGAGTTTGGTATAAACATTTCAGCACCTCTTTCACCAACTATTGTTGGTTGTCCTTTTCTTACTGCACCACCTGATGCTTTTCCAAAGAAAGGTAATTTAAAACCGCTAGAAAATAAACTGAATGCACTACCAAATGCTTGTTTTTTATTATTTCTATCAATTATTCTGCCTTGCTCTATTAATTTTTTGTTTTGATTATCTAAAAGTTTTTCTTTAATTTTATTTAAAGTAATGTCTATAGCCATTCTAATACCTAACTCAATAAAACCAGCTAATATTCTAATTAAAGCATCTTGTGCAATTTTTTTTAAACTCTCTCCAAGATTTTCACCCAACACTATTGTTTTTGCTATTGCTTCTGATGTTCTTGTAATTCCTGAATTAACTCCCTCAACTATAATATCTCTTATCTGACCCATTTTAGTTTTCATTTCTTCTATTCCCTTTTTGTTAAGTTCATTAAATTTATCTATAGCTTTTTGAGTGGCTGATGGAATAGCAACTGATAATTCGTGTTCAAATTCGTGTATTGGAACTAAAATTGATTCTACTTCTTTTTTAAACTCTCTCATCAAAATTGCATTTTCTCTGTTTGTGTTTCTCATAGAAATATTTTTATCTATTGCTTCAGTTAAACTTTCTGTAACTTTATCAATTTGATCGTTCATAACTTTGAATGTAGCCGCAGTAGCCGCAACAGAAGCCGCAACAGCCGCAAGTCCAACAACAGATAAACCAGCCAAACCTCTCAATCCAGCAAGTACAGGAACTATTGCTTTTCCTAGTGAAATAAAAAATGCAACTAATTTAAGTGCTATCAAAGCTTTAAATACTGTAATAACACCCTCAATATTATCTTTTAAAAATACAAATATATCAGAAATACCTTTGACAGCTTTTGCAAGTGTTGTTCCAAAACCTATTGCTATTCTTTCAAGACTTTCAGAATTTTGCACTAAAAATTTATCTAAATCACCAAACTCTTTTTTTAACTGTGAAAAAAATCCAGCATCTAATAATATTCTTTTAAAGTTAAATGCTTTATCACCAATCATTGATAAAGTACCCTCTAAAGTTTTTGCTAATTCGTCAGTTGCTTTTCCAAATCTACCACCTTTACCAAATATTCTTTCAAATGCTTCTGCTGTAGCTTCAATAGAAACAGCCGCACCAGCTTGAAAACCAAGCATATTTCTTACACCTTTTTCTCTAAATAAATCTGCCGCACCAATACCAGCACTAAATGATCTTTGTATTTGTTCTGCTGTAGTTCTAAAATCTAATCCTGTTACAGCCGCAACATTTCCTGTTATTTCTAACATTTTTTTTAAATCGTCTGCGTTATCTGTAATTGTGGCTAATATTCCTGAACCTCTTGATATTTCTTCTAGTGAAAATGGAACTCTTGATGCAAATTCAGCCATGTTGTCAAAAGCTTTTGCACCCTCTGTTGTGTCTTTAAGTAAAAATTTTAATCTTGTTCTTAAATTTTCTATTTCTTTTCCTGTGCTAACTAAATTTCTTACAACAAGTCCAGCACCTAAACCTAGAAAAGCATTTTTTAAATTAAAAACTGCACCTCTTACTTTTGCAAGACCACTTTGTAATCCTGTCAATGCTTTTGTAGCTTTATCTCTTGCTACTATATCTATGAATAGTTTTTGACTTGCCATTATTTATATTTCCTTGCTTCTGCTAGACTAGATTGTTTTTTATACTCATCTTGCTCTTTTTTCAAGTAAGCTATCCAAAGATTGTAATGGCTAACAGGCATATCTAATACCTTTTGAATTGGAAGTTTAAGTCTATCAGCAACCACTAACAAAGAATATATGTCAGGGTCGCTTTTTACTTTTTTTCAGCTTCCTCTAGTGATGTGTCCGCAAGTATCTTATTTGCTATTGATGCAATAACATTTGAGTCTGCTTTCTTTTGTAAAGCAAGTTTATCTAATGGGTCAAAAGCTTTTACTAAATCACCCTTGTCATTCTTAACTAATAACTTCATCATTAATAAATCAACAAGAACTGTTAAATCTTGAAAGTTACTAGATTTCTTAAATATTATGTTTTTTTGTTCAAGTGTTAAAGGTTCTGAATAAAATACAGATGGATTACCTTGCTCATCTTTCCATTCAGGTACTTCAATAGTTATTGTTTGCAGAGTATCAAAATGAGTTTTGACTCTATCTATAACTGACATAAATTAATATTAGAC